GCGGACGATTTACATAACATTTCAGCAATAACAAAGAAGCTTATAGATCTTTATGGTCCTGAACAGGCTAAAGAGATTGTTAAGGATGCTGAAGCTACAACAGGAAAAACATTACTATGATTACATTTAAGCAATTTGCAACAGAAGCAAAAAACGAAGGCGATCGTGTTGGTATACAGCACCTTTACTCACAAAATAAACCCGAGCTCTATTCTATGGGATTAGAGGAATTTAAACGCTTTGTTGGTTACCTGCAGCAAAATAAAGGAGTGATTACGCCTGAAAATTCTACAGTTACAGAAAAGGTAGACGGTATGGCGCTTAAAGTTGGAAACGACGAGCAAGGTTTTTTTGTACGCTCGAGTTATTCTGGTAAAGTTTATGAACCGGAAGGTTTTCTTACATCGATTAAATATCCTCCAGCGCGCGAGGCTTTTATGAATAGCTTTGAGCGTATCAAGCATCTCGTTCTACCTATTATTGGTAAGCATAACGTTACAATTCAACTCGAATGGCTTTACTCACCGAACGCTCTTGAAGCTGATCCTTCATCGGGTAAGGTAAGCTTCGTTGTGGCAGAATATCAAAAAGAAAAATTAGGCTCTTGGTCAACTTTTATTGTCATTAATATTCATGCAGATGAAAGCGTTAACGTAAATGCTATTCGTAAAAAGTTAATTGCTATTAATGATAGAGAAGTTAAATTTATTCTTCCTAATGTCAATCTCTTTCAGTCTGTAGATCTTAGACAAGAAACACTTAACGCTCAAAAAGCTTTCGCAACTATAGCAAAGAAAGAGCAAGAATTAAATCAATTAAAGGAAGAAATTGCAGCGGGCGGACCAGGGCGTAATAAGCTAGTACAGCGTCGTAAAGAATTAGTAGCAGCTATACAGGCTAAGCTTTTACCTATTCAGAAAGCAATGTATACAAAGACGGTAAACAATCTTCTTAAGACTGAAGGACTGTTAGGTGACATTGAGGGTTACGTTATTAAGGCAGGTGATTTAATGTTTAAAGTTAATAGTCCTCATTTTATGAGCGCTAAATTTGCTAAAGAAGATGACGAAGAGATAGGTGGCGAACCTATTGTTAACGCTAGACATGTACTAGATAATCAAGTAATGAATCGTCGCAGCTTTACTAACCCTGGTTACGGTAACGCTGATTGGGGTAGACTAACACCGGGTGTTGATACAAATACTTTCTAATATGAGTTTTAAAACATTAGTTGAAAAGATTATCTCTAATCTTAAACCGACAGGCTCAAAAGCTGTTTTTATTTTTGGTAGAATGAATCCACCTACTCTCGGTCACGAGCTTTTAATATCTAAGGCTGTTGAGATCGGTAGAAACGACCAGCGCGATTGTTATGTCATTCTAAGTAAAACGCAAGATGCTAAAAAGAATCCTATCCCATATCAGGATAAAATCACTGCGCTAAATGCCGCTTTACCGCAAGTAAGCTTTATTGATTCAGAGAAAATAAAAACAATTTTTGATGCAGTAACATTATTAATTGAAGGTGGTTATACAGATCTTGTATTAGTCTGCGGAAGCGATCGTGCTGCTGAATACGATACATTATTCAACAAGTATATAAACAACCCCGATCCTGAAAAGAAGCTTAACTTAACTAGTTTTAAGACAGCAGTAGCAGGTGCTAATAGGGATCCAGATAGTGATGACGCCTCTGGAGTTAGCGCTACAAAAGCTCGCAACCTCGCCAAAGCGGGTGACTTTGAATCCTTCAAAAAGATACTACCAACAAAAATGCCTGAAAACGAGGCAAAAATTCTTTTTAATGATATAAGGCAGAACTTAAAATAAGTTAAGCTTCAAGCATCTTAATCATACCGTAAACGGTATCTTCAACCTTTTCTCTTGGTTGATTGCGCATAAGCTCTTTAATTCTATTAACAAGAGCATCTCCGCCGTCATTTATACTTTTATAAAGATCCTGTTCTGTCTTTTCTTCAATTTCAATATCACGCTCAACTTCACCTTTATGAGCTTCGTAATCCTTATATCCAAATACACTGCTCACGCTTTCTTCAGCTTTAGCAATCTTATCCGCTACCCACTCTTCTATCTCACTATCGCATGGAATAATATCATGTAACATAGCAGCCATCTTTGCGATTCTATAAAGGTTTTGCTTAACCATATTTGATGCTTGATGCTGAGGATGCTCACCTGTCTGTGAGAACTCATCTTGATCATAGCCTCCCTCTTCTTCATCTCTTGCAAACACCATATCATCCTCTGACTTCGCAGACTTCTTGTCTGCACAATTACATTCTTCAGCTTCCTCCTCACACTTCATGCAGCGACGTACCGGTGCTTCGTAATCTTCGTCACTTTCTGCATTAGGTCCGAGTTCTACGTTCTCGTTAAGAAATACTCTTGTGTTGTAAAGAGCATTGAGTTCATCAATATAATTCGAAGCCATATATAATATTATTTATTCTCCTATAAATATAATTATGCAATGTCTGTTTGAATCTCGCTTTATACAATTACTCGAGAAAGAGGCGCCAAGTCTTTCAATTAAGAGAGGTGAAAAGCTACCTGTGAGTCGTGGAGGTGGTTTAACAGCAAAAGGCCGTGCAAAATATAATCGAGCAACTGGTTCTCATCTTAAAGCTCCTGTTACAGGTAAAGTAAAGAAAGGATCAAAAGCATCGAAACGTAGAAAGAGTTTTTGTTCTAGAAGCAAGGCTTGGATTCCTGCAGGTGGGTGCGCGGGTAAGGATACACGCGGATGTGCTGCAAGGAGGAGATGGAAATGCTAACGTTTAAACAGTTTGTCGAAAAGCATTGTTGGAAAGGCTATGTAAAGCGCGGGATGAAGAAAAAAGGCAAGCGCATGGTTAATAATTGTGTAAAAGAAGATACAGAGAATCGACCTATCCTCGGTGTAACAGAGTACATCACTATAAAGGAAATTGGTTCTATTATCGCGAAAATAGATAGCGGCAATGAAGCGTATAACGTTCTGCACGGTATAGACATTAAAACGAACAAAGATGATACGATAACATTTACAACAGTTAACGATAAAGTGATCACATTACCTAAGACAGGTAGCATCGATATTAATATAGGTAGTGGAAATATTGAAGCACGGCCAACGGTGTCACTTGACATTATCTTGCAAGGTAGGTCTTACAAGGATATTACATTCAGTATCGCAGACCGTGCTGATAATGAACAGCAAGTATTAATAGGAGAGCCGTTCATAGAACGGCTCAACGCTTTAGTAGATGTAAAGAGAGGTGTTTAGCACTTCTTCATATTTGTGACGAAGTCATAGAACTCAGCTCTTGTTGCGGCGTCTTCAAGGAAGTCTCCACTGAGCTTTGATGTCTTCATCTCGCAGCCGTCATGCTTAATCCCTCTCAGGCATGCGCATGTATGCGATGCACTAACTACAACCGCTACACCCTTATTCTGTTCACAGACATCGTTAATTGCATTATGAATCTGCACAGTTAGCCCCTCTTGTATCTGAGGTCTACGTGCATAATGCTCGACAATTCGATTAAGCTTAGATAAGCCAATAACACGGCCTTCGAGAGATGGAATATAAGCAACGTGAGCTACACCTGTAAAGGCGAGGTGGTGGTGACTACACATTGACTTAACAGGAATACCGCCTTGAAACACCATACCATCATAACCATTGCTCGGAAATGAGGTAATCTTTGGGGGGTTCTCGTAACATCCAGCTGCAAGATCATTTACAAACGCTTTAGCTACTCGAAGAGGTGTACCAGTACTATTAGGGTCATTACGCCAATCAAAACCTAAAGCATCAAGATATACTTCATATGCTGCAGCAGCTTTTTCAATAATAGCTTGTTTTTCCTCAACAGTACGAGGGTGGTTGCCGTTAGCTTCTTTGAGTTTTACTTCTTTTAAATATTCAGACATAACGTTATTATACCTTCACTATGCTCTAGTTCAACATAAATAATAATGATGAGGTATGATCAGATTATAACAGAGAGCCTTAATAAGGTTACACTTAAGAGAGTGCGTATTAAAGTAGATCCTGCTTCTGTGAGTGTGTCGGAGGATTTAGCCAAATGCAATGGTTATGAAGGGTACGTACTCGCGGAAGATCAATCATATATGAAGATTCTTGTTATAGTTCCAGGATCAAATGGCAAAATATCAGTCATGAATGTTCCTATTGAATATTTAGATATTCTGCTTCAAAACTTAGATCAGGTTCGTTTTAACGATTTTAAGCGCTTTATTATATTGTCTTTGGATATCGCTGATGATGATCCTATTATTCAGCAAATTGAAGCGAGCGAATCGATTGAAGATATAGAGTCATTCCTTAAAGATAGAGGCATAACGAGTGAAGAGATCACAAAGCTTTATAAATATTATATCGTATGAGTAGTTTTGATAATCTTGTAAGCGTCGCTCTTAATGAAGCTAGTCTCAGTGAATATATGCGTAAAGTTAAAGCTGTGGCGCGTGCAACGACACATGGTGTTGCTGCCACAGCAAAGTTAGCTGGTAATATTGCTCAAGGTGCTGGAAAGGTCTATTCTGCTATTGGCGGTACACAGGGTGGTGCAATGCTACAGAAAGTAGGTAGTGCTACGGCAAATGTCGCAGGTAATGTTGTTAAATCAATGCAAGATCTAGGAGCAACAGCACAAGAGGAAGAAATTATGAGAAAACTTTTTGGTGAAAATCCAAAGAAAGGCGATAAAATTAATATAGAGCTACCAGGTATTGACTCACAAGGTGCAGTTATAACAGATGTCAAGCCAGGTGTTAAGGATGATAGCATGTATACAGTAGATCTATTCCCTACCGGTAAATTAACGTCTTCTAATGCAACAGCGCAATCTACAAACTCAACCGGACAAGCAGCTAAAGATAAATCACCAATTGATAAAATTATCTTTACGAAAGGTAATAATGATTACGGGTCGACGAATATAAAATTATCACTATATAAAGCTAATAAATTAGTAGCAGCACGTAATATACCAGGGTTAAGGGAAAGCGGCGGTTTACATTTTAATGGTACAGGTAAGCCATGGACAGTAAATCTTGATTCTTCTGATTCGATTGATTTTGCTGATATCGCGGCATTTGTTGCAAATGATAAGGTCTTAAATCTGACGCCTGATCAGATGAAACAAGTTATAAGTGCGAAGGATTACCCTCAGCTCAAACAAACATTGACAAAACTTGGCAAGGGTGACAAATACATGCAGGTATATACTAACGCTATAACAGCGTTAAGGCAGGGTAAAGCTGCTCCGCAAATTCCACAATCAGATAATTCAGGTACCGAGGGTAACCAGCAAACTTCAACCGATAATACGAAAGGAATTAATGCTCGTACAGCAGATGGTCAACCTGTACCAGGACAAACAAGGTATACGACAACAGATAAAAAGAAAACATATCTTTACGGAAAGGATGGCTGGAAGCAACAAGATCCTAGCACCAAAAAATGGAGTATACCTGTACAGCAGCAAGCGCAAGTTACAGCTGCTTGGCAGAAGTCACAAAATATTACACCTACTGCAAAACCTGCAGCTAACACCGGTACACCGTCTGCAAAAGCTACAAGGCGCGCTACACAGACAAAAGGTGGAACACCTGTTCAACAACCTACAGCAGCTGATGCAGCTTCGATGAACTTGCCAGGTCATCCTGTAACAAATACAACACCGCCTAATAGGCGTACTAAATAAAATTATGCCATATAATATACAAAAATCAAGTTCAGGATATAAGGTTCGTTATAAGAAAGGTGGTAAGATGCATACAGTACCAGGTGCATCTGCTTCAAAAGAAAAAGCTAGAAAGCGTATTGCAGCTATTGAGATAAGTAAACATGCTCATGAAAGTTTCGATCAAACGGTAAATAATTTACTAAAAAAGCTACTCTTCTAGTTGATTTATTTCTTACAAAGAATAACTAATAGAGAATATAGGAAAGAGAGAAGGGACGGCAGACAGACTATAAAACCAGTTTTTCTGATTTTTGATGTTTCTTTAAATTCTGCGTAGTTATTAGTTTACTACAATTAGTGCATATTACCCTCATACGCTCTTTTCGAATTGCTGTTTTCATTTTCATTCTGGTTAAATCAGATCTCTTTCTACCTCTATGAAATTCAGCAGTTTTTTCAATACTCATTTTATCTTTCGTGTAGTGTGGCATTCCTCTCTTCCATCCTACAGGAATTTCATTAACTGTCTTAAAACTTTTAATTTCCTTAGGATTCAAAACATTATACGCTCTTACAGTATTTTTGGTTGTTGATCCACCATCACCTATTTCCTCAATTAAATTCGCCCAACACACATCTTCAACTATGTTATATTTCTTTGAGTAATATATACCAGCTTGTCTAAGCTCGTAATTCGTTCCGTAGTGACCGAGTATCGTTGTAATAATTTTAGGATTATGTTTTTTGAGAATACGTCTCCAATATACACCGCTACCTTTATATTTTAGCGGATCTTTGTAGTCAGCGCACTTACAGAGATATTTTATATTGAGTCCCACAGCCTCTTTTATCATTAAATAATAGCCAAATTCCACAATAATATTTATACTTTAATGTTGATTTTCGTGGTCGAATATTTTACTATAAGCTTAATGAGTAATTACGTATCAACAAAATTAATTGAACTCGGTTCATGTGCTTTTAGACAATTCGGCGCAACGCATAGTCACTGTCATCTTTTGCACGGCTATCAACTTAAGGCAAAATTCCATTTCGGATGCCGGGAACTCGACAGTAATAACTGGTCAGTTGATTTCGGTGGACTTAAACAACTTAAGCAAATTTTAAATGATCAATTCGATCACACTCTCTGTATCGCTAAAAATGATCCATTACTCGAAGTCTTTCAACATCTTCACAATTTAGGTGGATGTAATCTTAAGGTTATGTCGGGTGTTGGTATTGAGAAGACAGCAGAATGGTGTTTTAACGCAGCTACACAATTCCTTAAAGATACATATGGTGATCGTTGCTGGGTTGAGAAGGTAGAAGTATATGAACATAAAAATAATTCAGCTATTTATTTTAAACCAAATAATACGGTCATACATACTTCATTTACAACATCTCCTATTCAGTCAGCACCTGTAGTATCTGAAGTAGTACCAACTGAGACTCCCGCATCACTACCCGAACAAGCGACACCACCTCCTACTGTTAACTTGCCTGTAAATGTTGGTAATAATAAAGTTACAACAGGTTATTCAGGTCTCTTTGATGGCATTAGTTGGGGCAGCAGATGAATCCCGAGCACATGCATCAGATATATGGTGGTGAAATATCTGACCATATTAAAATACAAAATCAATCAGCTCCGGATTTTTTTAAGTCGGTAGATAGCGGTGAACAGTTGACTAATATCTATAATAGTCAAGTTAAATCAAAAGGTGCTGTTAATGTAACAAATTCTATATTAGCTTTTAATCCTAAACAGTTAATTGATAAGCCAGCTGAAGACCCTATTTCCTTAGCGTTTAAAGATGCACTTAATAGGGTAGCAGCTGAGATAGGATTAACTGATGCAGATGGTGTACGCTATACTGCAGAATATAATCCAATGCTTAAAGATCAATCGAGCACTGATATACAACGCGCGAATGATGCTGTAGCACGTGCTCTTGAAGAGCTCAAGACTTTAGGCGAGATTTAGAATCTGACGGGCTGTACTCTTTTGTATTAGTTACAGGCATAATACCTTTAAATATATGTGTAACGTAGCGACAAAGCTCTGAACGTACAATATGATCTTCAGTGAGTTCAACACAGTGTACACCGTGTTCTTTAGCATCATCATTATCAAATGCTTTATAGACTGTATTAAAACCCGACTTTCCATACGGTAGATCTGATTGATCGGGGTCACCACATATAATCATTTTACTAAATTCGCCCATACGAGTAAAAAGAGTTTGTAATTCACGAATTGTTAAATTTTGACTCTCATCACAACACACAAATTTTACTGCAAAGTGTAACCCGCGTGCGAAGTTAATAGGGCAAATGGTTATTCTATTATCCTTATGTAAGCGATGAATTTGAGGTTCAATAATAAGCTCAGAGAACTTCTCATTGAAGGGAGTCATATATACATTTACCTTTTCATTAATATCACCTGGTAGGTAACCAAGCTTAGAGTCAGAGCTTTCAACAGCAGAACGCACGAGAACAATATCTGATACTTTCTTCATATTAAGAAGCTGAAGACCGAGATACATAGATAGAATTGTTTTTGAAGTACCGGCTGGACCCTTAAGAATCATAAGCTTTGTCTTCTTATCAAGAAATAAATTTATAATTTCTTTTTGTTTATCCGTCCAAGGAAGCTCCCGGACATTAAGTGAGAAGTCAATTTTTTCTCTCTGGGCTACGTAGGGTGAATTATCTTTAACTTCCGTAGAAGTCTTAGATGTGGCAACAGCTGCGGCTTTCGCCGTACGCTTTGGTTTTTTCATCTATTATTATTTAATCGATTTCCGATCTTGATTAACAACAGCAATATATTATTATTAGTATATGATTGATATTAATTCAGAAACGCTATTCCTATCCGACGATAAAATTTTTTATACGATTGAAGGTGAGGGTGAGTATGTTGGTGTACCGTCGGTGTTTATGCGCGTAGCTATGTGTAACTTAACCTGTCGCGGTTTTGCATCTGAGGATAGCCCGTATGGATGTGATTCATATGTTTCATGGTCTGTTAAAAACAAGATGACGTTCGCAGAAATCTTTACTCTCTTAGAAGAGAATAATTATACACAACATCTCTCCAATAATGCAATTCTCAAAATTACTGGTGGTGAACCAATTATACAAGAAAAACAGCTGTTAAAATTTGTACAAGCATTCGTAGAACGTTATGGTTTTATTCCACGTATTGACTTTGAGACAAACGCAACCCTTACCCCCGATAATAAATGGCTCTCACCTCGTGATCATGTTGATGGCATATACGGTGCGACGTTTACCACTTCACCAAAACTCATATCTAACGGTGATCCAGAAGAGAAGACATATAAGCCTGATGTATTAAAGTGGCATAGAGAGCATAATTCGGGATTTAAATTTGTAATTAATAAGTCCGAGGATATTGATGAGATATGGAAGAAGTATGTTAAGGACGGTAATGAAATTAATGTACCGCTTAACCGAATTTGGTTTATGCCTTGCTGTGGCTCACGTGAGGAGCATGTAGCAAACGCACCTGCGGTAGCTGAATATGCTAAAGCTATGCATGTAAACTTCAGTCCCCGTCTTCAGCTTTTGATTTGGAATAAAGCCTTGAAGGTTTAATAGATTTGACTTAAATAACAGACATGAGAATCGCTATTTCCGGGAGTGCCTGTCAGGGTAAATCCACTTTAATTAATGATATTATCAAGAAGTGGCCGATGTATAAACGGTCAGATGAATCGTACCGTAAGCTTATAAAGGATGAGGCTTTACCGCTCAATGATAAAGTCACACAAGACGGACAATGGAAGATTCTTAACTGTCTTATTGATGATATACAAAAGACATCAAAAGACGATTGTGTGTTATTTGATCGCTGCCCTTTAGATAATCTTGTCTATTCACTTTGGTCAAACAGTAAGGGTCAATCAGATATTGACGATGAGTTTATTAAAAAGTGTATTCCTCTGGTTCA